CGACGCGGGACAATGTGACCGACGCTGTGCCGCCAGCCGTTACGGTGCCGGTTGCTGCGGCGACCGCCGCTAGGATCGCGGCGCCGGACCCGTCGGCGGTGACCGTTCCCGTCGCGCCTGCGACCCGCGACAGGACTGCCGTGCCTGTGCCATCGGCGGTGACGGTCCCCGTCGCGCCGACGTTGTACGACGAACCGGACGCTACGGGGAGGAGCGCGCCCAGCCATGCCGCGTTCGACCCGTTCGCGGAGAACGTGCCGACCACAGACCCCGACGATCCTGCCGCGGCCTGGTCCTTCCGGGCGGCGGCGAGAACTGCGGCGGCGTCGAAGATCTCCGTGAATCCGGTGAACGGCGTGAACGAGCCGAGGTTCCACGATGTCGCGAAATGTACCCATTCGCAATCGGCGACGGTGGTGGTGTCCGTGACAGCGGGGGTGGCGCCGGTAGTGGTGGTCGTTTTCGCTGCCGAGTTGGTGACTTCGAACGGGGTCCCTGATGTGACACAACCCTCGAACCGGAACGCCCGCGCATCCCGGTAGGAGAGCCCTGCGGCGATGGTGAAGTTGTATGTGCCCGACTCGGAGCCGGTCGCGCGATGCCAGAACACATGCAGGTTTTGCGGTTCGGTGCCGGTGACGACGATCGGCGCGTCCGGGGCCAACGTCCAGCCTGCGGGTGGTGTGACGGCCTGCGTCGTCTCGACGTACATCGCGATCAGCACAACACTGTTCGCGACTACGCCTGTCGGGACGGGAACGTTGCAGGCGGTGGCGTCGGGGTCGCCTGCGGGCGCACCGCCTACCGCACCGAAAGTTGGTAAAGCCATGCGTCACCTCCATCCCTGACTTCGACCGTGTGCGCGGGCATTGCCGCGCCGACCTACGACGCGATGGGCGTGAAGTCGAACGTCAACGAGTTCAGGGTGAGGGTGTCTCCGTTCACCACCGCGCGAGATGCGGTGAGCGCGTAGGAGCGTAGGAAGTTACCGGCGGTCGACGCGTCCCAAATCGAGATGTGGGAGATGGTTTCGGTTGTGGTCATCGCCCACGACGGGTTGGTGCCAGTGAGGGCCATGGAACCCGACGCGGCGGCAGCGAACACCACTTGTGATCGGGTTGTGACTACGCTCGGCGAAGTGGTCCCCGCACCGCCGGGGTCTGCGAGGTGCAGCGCCGCATACAGGTTCGTGGGTTGCGTGAATGCCGCGCCAGCAGCGGTACCGGATCCGCGGACGTGGTTGAGGATTTTGTTCGCCAAGTTAACGGCATGAAGTCCAACAGTCATGAATCAGTCCTCCTGAGTATCGGTTTCGGTGGGTTCGTCGGCATCGACCGTGCCGTCCGCGTGGGTGACGGTCGCCGAAGCGGTCCCGCCGAGAATGAACGAGACCACAGTGTCGTTGTCGGGCACTACTGCTCCTCCAGTTTGATGTTCATGGTTTTGTCTTTTGTCCTGCCGCCGACTGTGACGATGCGGCAAGTCACGGGATAGGTTTTCCCGACCGCGCCCGCGGACAGCCACACGGTGACGCTGGTTGTTGTGTTGGTTGCGGAGTTCTTCACCAATGTTCCTGCGGCGCCGTCACTGTCGAGGAATGTGCCTGCGTCGGCGACGGTAGAACCGGCGCTGTTGCGGATGGTGAAGCTGGTGATGGTGTCGGAGCCGAGCCATGTCGCCCACGGGAACTCGTAGTCGAGGACGTCATGCGGGTCCTTCTTCTTCGTCTGGATCGCCATCCGCTACTCCCAATCTGTCGCTGTGATGGTCTGCACGGTCGTGTCGAACAGTCGGCGCTCGACATATTGGGCGCTGTGTGCCGTGCCGGGCGCGAGGTACCCGCGCAGTAGCCCGACGTCGGTTGCCAACCGTTCTGCGACGGCGATCGGGTTCCAGTTGTCGGGCGCCCCGGTCTGCCACTGCTTCGCCCAGGTCCGCCGTATCCAGTCCTCGATGGTGGCGACCTGCCCGAGGTCAGTGAGGAAACGCAGGGTCGAGTATCTGGGGCAGCGGCAGATGCCGTCATCCACATTGGCGATCTCGAAGTGCCTGACGTTGCGGGGGAACGGAGCGTGCTCGCCTGCGACGCCGTAACGGCCGGTCGCGTCGGGCGCTGCGTACGGGTTGGCGACGGTGACAGCCCACACGACTTCGAGCCCGCGCGTGTAGTCGGGCCCGCGCTGCATGTCTTCGAGGAAGCGCGACACGGCTGCTGCGCCACCGGAGTAGCCTGCGACCGCTGCGAGGTTCGGTGTTGCCCGTACCGCGTCGGCGATCGCATGGGCGTCGTGGTCGGTGGTTTCCGCCATCCATGCGCCGATGTCTTTCTCGGGTGTCGGGTTGACGGGTCCGATGGACTGTAGCCCGTGGACCTCGACTTCCTCGTAGTCGCCGGTCTCCAGCAGTGGGCGAACCAGGTTCGCGCCGAGCATCGAATCAGGGCCACCATGTCCGCCAATGCCGTCGAGGGTGACGAGCGTGATCATACGATCGGCACTTTCACGTCACCTTGCCGGCGGAGCAGTAGCGCCATGTCGGCCCACGAGATGTGTGCCCGTCCACCTTTGCCCCACTGGTCGCCCCACGAGTTGAGGAGTGTCACCGTTTTCTGGTCGACGTCGCAGCCGAGGATGAGGTATTCATGTCCGCCCGCTACTTCACCGGTTGGGCGGATGAAACCGTGCGGGTTGGGCTCGAACATGCCCTCGTACCATTCGGTTCCGACGATGACGGGCGACTTCGCGAGGGCACCGAGGAACGACATGAAGCTGAACGTCCATCGGTAGCTGCTGAGGTAGCCGAGCTTCTTGCCTGCCTTGCACACTGCCGCGCCGCTCGATCCGGTATCCGTGGGTGGGTACTGGCCGGGGAACGAGTCAAGGCGTGTAGCTAGACGGTACAAAGTCAAGGCGTCATCCTCGACCAGGAACCCGCCCGGTCCGGGTCGGACCAATCCGTGATTCGTGTTGAGCCACTGCGCGAGCGCATTACCTGTGCAACTTCCGACGTTGCCTTGGTCGAGGACGGGCGCGTCGTGTTCCCATGACACGGTGCGAGGTTTGTCGACCGTCGCAACATAGTTGCGGGCGCGGGGATCGTGTTCGACCAGTCGACCGAGCGTGTAGGTGGGCATCTATCCTCCGGGGTTTCGTGGGTGACGTGGTGGCCGTTTCGGGCGCGGTGGGCGCGGCGGCAAAGCGAGCCCGTTCGACTCCTCCAACACTTTCGCCACCGACCGTGCCCACTCCGTCCACGCATCGATCGAATCTTCGAGGGCGTCAACGTAGGAGCGGAGTTCGTCAAGTTCCGCTTTCCACTCATGCGCCCACAAAATCGCTGACTCGCTCATCACTTTCGCTGACGACGCATCCGTACCGCGCGACTCCGACTCGGTTTTCCGCCGTTCCGGCCCGAACAGTTTCGCGCTCAAGATCACGGACAGGATCGCGCCCAGCACGCCGATAACTTTCAGCGCCGTATCCAACGTCTGCACTCACGGCCCTTCGGCCACAGGAGGCGGATCTGCCGGCAGCGGACCCGCACGCATCGCGCGATGCAACTTCCGCAGGTCGCAGCAAATCTCGATCATCCGCCACACACACGCAACCGTCACCGCGCCCAGCGCGATCGTGACCGCAACCGCCCGGAACCCCACAACCGCTGCCGCGACCGCGAACCCAAGCCACCCGATCGCCACACCCGTGAGTGCGATCGCCTCCGCCCGACATTCGACCTCGATCTGGCGGGGTGTCCGGTTCCGCTGCGAATGGCGCACAACCCAAAACCCCAGCATCCCCGGCACGATCATCGTTGACGCAAAATACAATGCAGTCGACCCACCCAACGCTGCACCAAGTGAACCACTGATCTCCACACCGGAGAACGCGCCGATCACACCGACCGATGCGGTAGCGAGCATCCACGTTTTCTCGAATGCCCCCGCCCTGCGGACGGTTAACGGTCTCACGCATGCCGCCCGCGGACCTTGGCGCGCAGCCACCGCTCGACCCGCCACTCATTCGACACACGGGTTGCGGCCATCGAATGAACCCACGCCAACCAGCCGAACACGCCGACCGCGAGCCACGACACCGACGTGTCATGCCGCGCCGCCTGACCAACAGCGAGGGCGAGCATCGCATACCCGCCCGCAGCCATGAAATACGCGAGGAACAAGCCATGGCGGAACCAGCGCCACGTGATGAACACACCCGCAGTCAGCACCAGGAAGCCCAACCCCCACACCGACACCCCGCCATACTGGCGGACCGCCTCATACGTCGGTGCCGCAAACCGCGACGGGTCACCCAGCAGGAACACCGCCGCCACGATCAACGCCAACACCACAGCTTGCAGCGGGTTCGGGAACGGCAACTCACCCGTCCACGCCGCCCGCACCCGCCGGCAATGCGCCACCGTGCGCGTCATCAGCGACGGTCGCGGCCTGTCCGCTGCACCCGGTCCCGCCTGGACCGGCGCCGGAAGTAGCGGGTCCGGACCACAGTCGAGGACCGACACCGCCGAAGAGGCAGGAACCTCCGCATACAGACTGCGGATGATGCGGTCCGACAAAGCATCCCCGATCACGACACCGGAGGCGGAACCTGCGGCTGACCCGCACCGAGACTGTCGATCACCGCGGCGTTCGTCACCAGATACACGCTCACCGCAGTGACCACACCGATAGCGCCGTTGATCCACAACGCCACATCCGGCGAAATGTACTCCGCGAACACCGTCAGCGCCGAGTTCACCAAGATCAGTGCGGCACCGATCCATGCGACGATCGATTTCCTCACCTGCTGGACGCTGTACTTGGTCACGTCAAGACTCCTTCGCTTCGAGCAGCTTCTTGATCGCCGCGACATCCGACTTCACCTCAGCGACCGCATCCACCAGACGCAGCGGCTCGCCCTTGTCGTTCTCCCCCAACTGCTCCCAAGGGCCAAGTTGCTCCGCAGTCTCGCTCGCGTGCCTGTCCAGCCACCACAACAGATCCTTGATGCTGACCCTGATACCCTTGTAGTTCACGAACTCGTCGGTCAACTGCATGTCATCCTCCGATTCTCCGTTGGTGTACTTCCGCACGTACCTGGCGAACACGTCCCACGGGAACCCGTCGCCGACGTCGGTGTGGTTGCCGATCCCTAAGCACTCGGTCACATACCTGTGATCTGATATACCGTCCGCGCGGCGATATGGGCGTGTGATCACGTCCGTCGCGAATCCGTACTTGCGGCAGTCCTGCACCGCCAGATACGCAGCGATTTCGAGGTCCCGCTCGATATCGAGCCACTGTTGCCGCGACCACGCCGCGCGGCTCCCCGCAAAGCACAGGTTGATCGTGTACGAGTTCGCCGACAGCACCGACCAGGACGCGGAGTCGGTGTCCACCACATCGCACACGACACCGTCCCTCACCGTGTAGTGGTAGGACACTCCGTTGTTCGTGTTGTTCAGGTAGGCAGCCAACGATTCGGCGCTACCGTTCCCCTCTTGGGTGTGTAGCAGAAAGTTCGTGACCCGCGCACCACCGCGCCCGGACCTCGCCTTGCCCATCACGTTGATTTCCCGGAAGTCCGGCTTTGCCACGTTGCCATCCTCGTTCGGTGTGTCATTTGCGATCCGGTCGTAGAGTTGCTGCGCCTCACCCATGCGCTCCGCGTACCGGTCCGGGAACGCCGAGCCTTGCACAGCCTGAGCGTGCGACCCCGCGTCACCCGTGGTGTAGTTCCGTTTCGCCAACCGTTGAAAGAACATGCGCGCCGAACGGTAAGGGTCCATGCAATCCGAGGCGTCACCCCACCACCATGCGCCGTTGCCCCACACCACCTGCTGCTGAAACAGCCCGACCGATTTGCCATCCGACCCGACACGCTCATGCGGCAGATCCAGCGACTCCGGGACCTTCGCGTTGGCGTACATGATCCAGTCGCACTCGACTGAGACAGTGGCGAAGCCGATGACGATGCCGCGCGGCGTGATACCGAGATCGCGACCCGCGCGCAACACTTCCCGCGCGTACCGGTCCGAGCGTTCGGTCACGACGACCCTGACAGCACGTTCAGAATCAGGATCAACCAAAAGAACAGCGGCATATCATTCCCCTTCCTCGACTGCGACCACAACACCCTGCGCGATCAGGTTGTCCGCCACCGGGATCGGCAGCATGACCTCGTCACCATCCGCAAGGTTGAGCACGTTGCCCATAGGGTCGGTCAACGCCAACACCTGCAGTGCGCGGATCATCTTGTATGTCGGTTCAGGTTCCGGCCACGGCGTGTAATCCGCCTCGTACCCGAGAGATGCGAGCGCCTCGTCATGCGTCACAGGTATCAGGGTCGGTTTCTTCGCGGGCGGTACCGGAGGCGTTTCGTGCGGTGGCATCTCGATCACCATCGACAACGAACCATCCAACCCACCGATCGACGCCCCCGACTGGAGCGACGGAAGAATCTGTGTCACCACGTGATGCCAACTGGAGAACTGGTCGTTGATCACCGTCACCGCGATGTAGTCGAACCCGCCCATCGGTTCATCCAGCGAATACAGCCGCGCGTCCCCCGCGACGTTCGACAAGTCGACCATGTATTTCGCGATCACTCAGTCTCCTAGAAGAATTGGGTTACGATCCACGCTTTGCCGTTCCCGCCCGCACCGCCGTTGCCGTCCGTCCCGAACGTCGCGTACGCGCCGCCACCCCCACCGCCGGCACCCAACCCGCCGTTGCCACCGTTTCCGCCGTTGCCGGTACCGGACTTGTAGGCGCCGCCACCACCGCCACCACCGGGGCCGAACAGCAACGACGACGGAGGGTCGGCCCCGTTACCGCCCGCAGCGCCACCCGTACCGGAACCGGCTGTACCCCCAGCGGAGAACGGACCGGCACCACCGGGGTTCGCAGCCAAACCGCTACGGCCACCCATACCGCCGAAGTTCAGCAGCAACCCTGATTCGACCCCTGATCCCGCGTTGCCGGTGAGGTTCGCGACCGTGGCACTACCGCGACCCGTGCCGGGGCCAGCGGACAGATACGATCCGAACGTGACTGCGCTGGTCGTCGTGCCCGCTGCACCATCCGAAGTGCCACCCACACCGCCGAGGGGGACAGTCACCGCCACCGTCGAGGTCAGGTCGCCAGCGTTGAACATGTAGCCCCGCTGCCAGCCACCCGGACCGCCACCCGCACCGTTGGAATTGTCGCTACCGCCCGCCCCCGTGCCGCGGCCACCGCCCGCGCCCGGACCGTGCTCGAACACGAACACCCGTTTAGCGCCAGCGGGTTTCGTCCACGTCCCGTTCGCAGTGAAGACCTGCACATCATCACCGGACGTCAACAGATCGTTCAGTTCGGTGACCAGCTTCTCGATCGTCACAACCCAGGTCGAGCCGTTCCAGGTTTTGAATACGATCTTGTCGTTGCCGAGGGTGTTGTCCTCCCACTTGTCCCCAGTTGCGGGCGATGACGGCGCAGACGATGCTCGGGTGATCTTCGACTTCGACCCCGCAACAATGTCCACATCGGCGATAGCTTGCCCGATCTGCTCCGCAACATCAGATAAGGTGCCACCCACAATCGGGATTCGCTCAACCAAATCCGCGAGAAGTTGGAAGGCGCCGAGCGTCACCGCATCCGCGATCGTCTCTACAGATTCCGGGCTGACCAAATCGAGCAACCAGTCATCCAGGTAGCCCAATAGGTCGATGTCGCCCGCAGGTTTATCTACCGGCCAATGCTCCACTCACACACCACCGATCATGTCGAGTTCGCGATCCCACGCGTAGCCGCACCCAACCCTTGCAAACCGGTGATCGCACGAGTCCACGGACCACGCGCCCGCTTGTCCTCACCCAACGTGACCTGAGTCCGCAACCGCTCACCCGGCTTGTCCGCAACAGTCACCTTCGCTGCGTGCTGCTCCACCACATTTCCGCGGTCCCAAAACTGCATGATGTCACCAACATCGAACCTGCGGGCGGTGCCGTTGTCGGCACCGAACGTGATGCCTTTCCCGTCCGGGGTGCCACCCGATGCGTTGATCGTCAACGCCTCCCGGCCGCCGTGCTCATGTAGCGCTGTCTTCGCGATCGCATACGAATCGACCGACCACGCTGCTGTGTTGTCCGCGAAAATCTCAGGCCACGCATCATCCTCACCGATCTCGTCCTCGACGTCGTCGTCGGCGAACACTTGGTAGGCGAAGAAAATGTCATCGAACAGGTCCCCGACCACGACCCCCAACCCGAGGCCGGGGAACACCAGATTCAGTAGCAGTTGGATCGCGAGGTTGGCGCCGATCTCGATCAGGTCGTTCACGATCGCCGGTGACTTGCCACCCACGATCGCCTTGTATGCGTCGGCGTGGGTTTCCTCATAGTCGTACGATGCGATCTGCCCGGGCGCGTCGGTACGCCACTGCACCTTCCGGTTGTCCCGCTTGTACTTCGAGTCGAACACATAGCAGGCACGATCAGAGGCGAGGGAAAACAAGCCACCCGACACCCCGGACAACTGCGATAGGTCGAGGAAGAAATCGTCCGTCACATCGAGGATGGATTGCAGGTTTCCGAGGGTGGTGGTGTTGAACACCTGTGGGCTAGTGCCGCGCCCGTCCCACAGGGTGACGTCGACACCCATCTCCAAACGGGACACGGTCTGCGCGAACAGTTCATCGAACTGCGTGAACCTTGCCGCCAACCCCACCAGATCCTCGGTCGCGCCGAAGATGATGTCGAAAAGGTCATCGAAGGTCGCCAGATCGGCCAGGTTGGTGTGGCTCGCGATCCCCCACGATGGGGGCCAGTTCAACGGTAGCGACATGAAAACCGGCTTGTCTAGCCTCACAAAGTTGGTGCCCAAATACCATTTGAATACCGGGTCCGGTGGTCCCCACATGATCGCCTGTTTCCCTGTGAGTGCGACCTGCACCTCCGGCGGGAAAAGCGGGTTGACCCAGGCATATCCGCGTTGCAACCAATACTTGTTGCTGACACATGTGTACCGGAACCGTTCACGGCCGGGCGGACCGGAGATGTTGCGTTTGAACACCCGCCCGTCCCATTGGCGTCCGTTGAAGAACGTCCGCACATGGAAACAGGTGCGTTTCACGTTGACGATCTTCGACACCATCGGATGGTCGGCGTGAAGGTCGAACACGAGCGCGCCCGGTTCGAGGTCCCACGACCACGACGCCGACGCTTCGAGATACGAGCCGAGTGGACGCCAGTCGATGACTGGGTTGTTGCGCAATCCTATGTCGATATGGAACGCAACAGGTTCGGTCGTGTTCGGGCGTGCGTAACCGGCTGTCACAGCGCCCTGTGGAACAGTTGTGGCACCGTCACCAACACCCGCGTATTCCCGTCAGTACCAGAGCCGCTGATCGTCAGTGGTACCGCTGTGCCGGGTGGGAGTTTGGTGTACCAGCGGTCACCGATCCACGACGCATCCACGCCGAGATCGGTTATCGCGGTCCACCAGTCGGGGTCGGAGTCGATCTCCAACCAATGCCCTGCCGTCACAGTGGGCAGAACGACCGTGTCGCCGGCCCATCCGATCGTTGGTGTCGTGACCGGACCCGTGATCTTGATGACCGGCCACGTCCCTTCGTTGCCGAGGTTGTTCACTGTGGCGGTCGCGAACTGTGCCGCAGTGAACCCGCCACTAGGTGACACGTACGGGTCGGTCCGCCACCACGATTCATCCGAACGCAGACCCAGCTCGAACCGCCAGAATCCGGTGTTGACGAACTGAAAGTACGGGACGGTCGCGAGCAGGTCAGGGTTGGCGAGCCGCACCATCTGAAACCTGCCGGAGTCCAAGCATTCCAACTTGCCGAGCGCACCACCCGACGTGAGGGCAGCGCCGTTCCCGATGGACGTCAACCACGCATCGAGCAAGTCCAGGCGCTCGGATTCCGTCGACCCCGCTGGGGCTTTCAGGTTCGCCAGCAGTGTTGTGACGTTCGGGTCTCTGTCGAGCGCGACGTTCGTCACACCCGCCTGCCCAACACCTTTCACGTCGTCGTACTTGAATGGCGCACCCGCGAGACCGAGGACCTGTTTCACCGTGACCGGCTCACCTGTGTCGAACGTCCACACCTCGCTATCGACACCTGTGTATTCGAGGTTCGGCGCAGCACCCATCCCGCTACTGCCCGATCTTCGTCAACTGGATGCCTGCCGCACCGGTGCCGCTGTCGACTTCGACGTTCACCTCGACGGGTGTGCGGTTGAGGATCGCTTGCAGGATCGCCGTCACCTGCTCCATCTGCGCCTGCAACGCTTCACCGATCGCGGACGCCACCCCCGGTAGGTCGTTGGCGCCGGTGTCGATGATCGGCGACAGGTTGCCGAGGTCGACCCGCCCAGATTGTGCCATCGCCACATACGGTGCGATCGCGTTGTACGCGGTGAAGCCGAGACCTGCACCCAACGCGACCACGTCATACAAGCCCTTCGGCGCCATATAGTCCGAGTTGTCTTTCGTGTAGCCACCGAACCCGACACCACCGGCAGCGAACCCCGGCACGCCCAACCGTTTTCCGGTTTCGGCCCACAACCCGAGGGCGCGTGCCCGGTAGCGTGGTGCGTGCGGAATGTAGGACTCGTCGCCTTCGGAGTCGCCGAGCACCCGATAGTCACCCGGCCGCACCACTTCGGGGCCGTGCATCCCGCCGGCACCGAACATCTTGAAGTTCGCAGAGTACAGCGGCGTCCGTTCCTGCCCTTGCAATGCTGCGGGCCAGTTCGTGACCTCCACCTGCACAACACCGTTGATACTCACCGACGACGGCATGCCGGACGCAGCCTTGCCGCTACTGCTATCGCCCGCACCGGATGATGCCGAGCCGTCCCGGTATCCCGCGAGCAGCGCATCCGCCTCCGAGGACTGCGCAGCATAGTTGCTGCCATCCGCGAACGCGCTGCGCTGCACCGCTTGCGCCATCTGCGCCTCGCTCATCGTCTCCCGACCGGGGACCTTCGCGAGACTGTCATAATACTTCCCGATCGCATAATCCACATCGGTGATCTGCTCGCGGGTACCCCACCCTTGCGACGGGCGCTGCTGATACACACCGAGCGAGTCCCGGTCGCCGTGGTCGAGGTTCTGCAACCCCGACTCTGCGAGGCCCGCCATGAGCGCCGACTTGATCTCAGCGTCGGACATGCCGCGCTTGCGCCCTTCGGCGATGATCTTGTTGGCGATGCCCTGCTTACTGTTCGGGTCCACTACCGACGGCGCGGGTGCGCCCTTGGACATGCCCGCGACCGCGGTGCGCGCCCAATGCACATGGTCGCCGTGTGCAGCCATCTGGTCGGCACCATAGAACGACATGCCGTCGCCGACGTCCTTGCCGTCCTTGATGTTGTGCGCGAACCCCCCGCCGTGGATCAACTCGGCCGAATCAGGGTAAGCAGAGGCGATCCATTGCGCGATCGCGAGCATGTCCGAGCCTGTGATGTCGAGCGCCTTGCCGGCGTTGTGGTAGTCGGCGTGCCCCTCTGTTTGGATGCTGCGCGTACCGGACGAGATGGTGGCGTCAGGGAACTTACCCATCAGGGCGTCCCGCATGGATTGCTGCACATCGGTGGTGATCGCACCATCTGCCATCGTGCGTACCAGCCCGTATCCGAACCTGTCCGCCACCTCGGCCAGCAGGTTCGTGGAGCGGGGCCGCTTCGCCGGGGACAGCGGGATATACGCCTCAGGGCCAGCCTCACCCCACAAGATCGGGCGGTTCGACACCTGCGCCTCACGCACACTGCCATCAGCCTGCGCCCTAGCACTACCCTGCACGACACGGTCGATTTGCGCAGTCCCCGTGGTGCGCAGGTTCACGAACATGTCGATGCTGCGGTTGTTGTTGTTGGCGACGAACTCGTCCACCAGACGCTCGCCCTCAGCGGTGTTCGCGGTGACCTTCACCGTGCCGTCCGGCAGGGTCTCCACCTTCAACCCGAGTGCCTCAAGCTTCGCGATCGTCTCAGGTCTGTTGTCCGAAATGATGATCGTCTTCTCATCCGGGACAGCCACAACCGACGTCGACAGTATGTCCATGCCCGCCGCCGACGCGCGTGCAGCGTCACCCGTTTCGGCGACACGGTCCCGCATGTTCGCCATACCGGGGATCACGTCATCCGCGATCACATTTGCTAGACCGTGCGCCTGATCACCCGACTCCTGCATCCGATCACCCAAACCGGCGATCGTGGACGCCACATTCTTGATGGATTCGCCCTTCTCCTCCATCCCCGGGATCATCGAAATGAACGACCCCAACGCTTGCCCGCCGATACCGATCGCGCCCGTCATGTTCGACAGCAACGACCCGACACCCTCAGCGAAGAACCCCCACGCATGAAGTGCAGCCACCGCGACATTCGCCATACCCTCACCGAACGTCAACGCCGCCGAAACCACATCGGCGAAGAACGCAACGATCTCGTCCTTGTTCTCCAACAGTTTCGCAGAGAGATCAGCAGCGGTCGGGCCGAACGCTTCCGCCATCGACTGTTTGATCCCACCGACCGCGGACTCCACCGTGCGCGTCAACGACTCCCACGACGCCTTAGCGTTACCGCCGATGATGTCGGCCGCTTCCTGTGTCGCGCCCGCAGTCTTCCCCAACTCGTCGCGCGCCGTGGACAGATCGAAGTTGTCGAACGCGCGCCCTAGGTCTTCCCACTGCGTACCGAACAGCGCCGCCGCAGTCTGGCTCTTCTCCACCGAATCCGGCATGTCCCGCAACTTGTCGAGAATCTGATCCATACCGTCGCGGGCAGCATCGCCGCCCCGCGCGAACAAGTCCCCCATCTCGTCCGCATTCAAACCCAGTTGCTCGAACGCCCCAGCAGTGGACTCCGACCCATCCTGCGCGCGGATCGCGAACTCCTTGATCGCATCCGCCGCTACGTCAGTATCCCGAGCGCCACCCTTCATCGCCTGCGAAATCAGGCCCATCGCGTCCGCGCCCTGGATACCGACCTGCCGGAATTGGGTCCCGTACTCCACCACCGTTTCGAGCAGGTCACCGGAAGTGTCCAACCCTGCCTGTGTGGCAGCAACGAACAGGTCCATCGCCTCGGTACCGTTCGCGACGAACCCAGTCCGAACCGCCTGACCCGCAGCGCGCGCAACCTCCGGGATATCGGCGCCCATGATCTCGCTGACCGTGTTCAGTTGCTCGATCGTCTTCTGGATCGTGCCCTGATCCGCATCCCTCGGCAGCAACCCAGCCTGCATCGCCGCCCGAGCAGCATCCATATTGGCCGCGCTCGACTCACCGAAAGCGTTCGTGTACGCCTTACCCGCCGCGTCACCGATCCGCGCAGCCGTAGCCTCATCAACACCCAACTTCGCCTGGATGAGGTCTTGCTGCGCTTCCTTCTCCGCGCCCTCCGCGATCGCCTTCGCCAACGCCACCCCAGCCGTCAAACCGATCGCCGCGACACCCACCAACGCAGCACCGATCGGCCCCGCCTTGCCGCCGATACCAGCGATCTTCGCAGCGAACCCACCCAAGAAATCGGAGCCCATCAACCCGCCACGGGACGCCGCAACCTCCGTACCCCGCGTCGATGCCTGCCCCAACGCATCGAAAAACGAGTCCAGTTTGCTGCCATCCGGGGTCGCATCATCCAAACCGCGCATCGCGGACTCGGCGTCACGCATCGCCGCCGCCGCCTTCGACGCCTCCGACGCGGCCCGGCGGTTCGCGATCGTGTAATTGTCCTGCGCCTTCTCCGCGCGCTCAGCCGACCGCGCCGCATCCTTCTGCGCCGCTTCGAGTTTCTTCTGCGCCGCGACGGCCTGCTCCGACTCGTCACCATGCTTCCGCACCGCGTCCGCCAGGCGACCACGCACGATCCGTTCACGCTCGACCGCATCCGACGCCTGCTGGCTCGCTTTCCGCGCCGCCTGCGCATACTTGTCGGCCTCCGTCGACACCCGCTGATAAGCGTTCGCCGACTTCACCGCCGCCTGCTGAACCTTCACACTGGAGTCGTCCGCAGCCTTCGACGTGTCCTGCAACGCCTGCTTACCCGCCGCCAACCGCTGATCGAAATCGCCACGGATACTGAGGTCCGCGTAGAGGTCGGCGACCTTCGTCGCCATCAGACACCCACCGGATCACGTTGCGCCGCGAACAACTCAGCCACCGCAGACGGGTCCACACCCTCAGCCAACAGTTTCATCATCGAACGAAAATCCACCCGCGCATTCAAATCACCCAACATCCAATGCAGGCGCCCCATCTCCGGGCCTTGCGGAAACGCGAAATGGATCACAGCAGTCCTACCCGCGTGATACACGCGCGGAGCCGAAACACTGTTGTCCCGCATCTCGATCAACGCCGGCCCCAGCACCCGCTCGATCTCCCGCAGTTCCTTGTTCGCCGGCAGTTGCTTGTGCGACATCCACGGCAGCTTCCGCAACCGCTCCGCCGCCTTATACGTCGGGGCCGGAATCCGGTACAGAACACCATCGATCGGGAGATACAGGTCGAAATCGACATGCGAATCCAGTTCACCCAGCCGAGTCGCCAACCTGCACCCCCTCAGTCGTTTTGTGTGCCTCGATCAACCTGGACGTCCGCGACCCCGGATCACCCAACACCGCAGCCAACCGGACCGCGAACCAATGCCACGGACGCGCATCGAGCAGGCCGGTCGTCAAGTCGTGGCCCAGGTGATCGAAATCCACGATCACCGCATCCCACGCCCCGAGAATGTCGGACCACTGCACCATCGACTTGTTGCGTAGCTTCGCCTGGAATGACGGCGCCCACTCCGCAGGGAAGTAGTAGTCCCGCTGCTTCGTCCGCCGGTTGTAGCGGCCACCACCCGGATCATCCGGACCGAGCGTGCCGGGTGGGTCCTCGTTGTCGAGCAGTCGCACACCGTGAACCACTGTCGGGCGCACAACCGGTTTCGGTGGGTCGCGGCGCAACGTCCACACCGCCAGCGCACGCTCCGCCGAATCGAGGTAGTTGACGATGACCGCGCGCCCCGCATGCAGTGCGGCGGACTCGCTGACACCGTTGTCTGCGAGTTCCTGCCACACCACACCGAGCGCACGCTCAGCCTCAATCCGATCATCACCCTTGTCGGATGGGTCGAGCACCATCCGATGCCACCGCAACACCGTCAACGCAGACGGCGACACGACCCTGTACTCACGTCCCCCGACAGCGAACGTGAGGCCCGGGTCGAGCCAGTCATCGAACTGCAAGCTACGCGACAGTGACCGCAGCGGTGTCGGTGATCGCACCCGGATAGGTCGCGGTGATCGTTGCCGCCGCGCCCGTCGCCACACCCGTCACGACACCGTTGTCGTCCACCGTCGCGCGGGCCTCGTTGCTCGACGCGAACGCGCAGTACGCCGTCACGTCATCGCCAGCATTGGACGTGACGTCCAGTTCGAGGGTTTCCCCCACACCGATCGTCGCGATCGAAGGCGACACCGAAATGGTGGTCACCGTGGCCGTAGCGGGCTTCGTGATCGCCGTGCGCGCACCGTCACCGTTCAGGGTGATCGTCGCCGCCTGCAACGCCGTCTTGTCGCCACCCGGCGAAGTGAAGTCGACGTTCGCGAACCCCTGGTAGGCGTCCGTGAGCGCGTCGGAGCGCCACCAGCGGACCTCCACCCGCTCATCCACGCCCAACTCACCGTCCTTGGCACGCAGCAACTCCACACCCGGATCAGGGTCGCCGCTACCATCGATCTTGCGGAGCACACCGATCTCCACCGACCAGGTCGCCTCAGTCGAGGTCGCGCCACCCCAGTTGCCGCCGTGCGCGTCACCAGAATCCTGACGGGTCTTGCTGACGGTCGGGTTGAAGTTGGTGATGCCACGCACGAACGTCCACAACGTGTCGCCGGGTTCGCGCACCTGCACATTCCAGTGCCGCGCCAGAGTGGCGGACAGCGCCGAGGTGTCCGGGGTTGTCAAAGTAGCCATATCTATTCTCCTGGGTTGAGGGTCAGCCGGTACGGATCAACCCGCATCCAGCGGTTGTTGCTGTCCCGCACAGGCCGCGTCAACGGCTGCGCACGGACATCCAGCACCCGGACACCTCCGGGCCAGGTTTCGGGCGTGGTGCGCTGCTCAGGCCACCGCAACGCCCCACGCACAGCGTTCGCCAGTAGGGCGACAGTGAGCGGGGTGTCACCCGGTGCGCGGAACCTCAGCCGGATCATGCAATCCGGGTTGTCCGGGTCACGGTCAGTCGCATACGACGCCACCGACGCCGCCACAGCCGTATCCGGAGACGCACCCAACTCGTGCAGCATGAACGCCGGCAACACCGGATCATCCTCGCCGTACGCAGTGGCGCTGTACCGCACCAACCCCAACGCCGCGAGATGCAGGCCCAACGAATCGAGCACCGCGTCCGGGGATGGGACAGTCACGAACCGAGCCTCCGCGCAACCTCAGCCGCAGCGATCCGCTCGAACTCCGGGCCGAAATCACCCGCCGCGTCATACAGGAACATCGCGCCACCACCACCGGGATGCTCGAAATCGGTTCGGTAATGCTGCTTCACCGCGTACGGCGCATCGAAGCCCACGCGGACAGTCACACCATCCGACTCCACGAACCCCGACTCCACCAGTTCACCCGACAGGACCGGGGCACGCGACGACGCCTCATCCAGCATCGCCTGACCCGCAGCCTCCAACGCAGCCCGCCGCGCCTCGGTAATATCCTCCGGCAGACGCCACGACATCGGCACAGTCAACCTCCTATGCGAGGTTGATCTCGTAGTAGGACGGCAACGCCGACAACCCCGAATCATGCGTAGCCTCAGCGACCACACGCGCCGTCGCGCCACCGAACTCGGCCGGTAACGTCACCTTCGACCCAGCCGGAACCCGCGGCACATCAGCCGACGCCTGGCATGTCGCAGACGACACCACCTCATTGCCGTCCGCATCCACCACAGTCCGCGTCTCCTGCCTGATCTTCCACAGGTAAGTGGCCGACGTATCCCAGTCCGCGTAGGTTGCGCCCGTAGACGAATCACCTGTCTTGCGGCGGATCGCCAACTGCCAGGTGAAGAACACCGCGATAGGGCTCGTCACAGTTTGTATCGGCCGATCTGCGGATATGCGCTGCAAATGTCGCGCCGCGCGCCCGCGGCATCCGAATACGAGAACGACGCACCATCCAACGACACTTGCCGCACATTCCCCGCCGTCGCGGACGCCGATGCGTAATCCCGCGCCATATCCACGATCACCGCAACCACATCCCGCGGTGTCTCGGCGAATCCGTGCGTCATCGTGATCGTGTACTCGTCGTACGCCCAACACTGCCAGCGCGGCAACTCCAGTTGCGAATACTGCGTCAGCCGGAAGTCGGTCACCGCATCGCCGTTCGAGTCGAGCACGCTCGTGACTGCTGTCACATGCAGCGACGGCAGCGACAGGATGCGCCCGCCACCAGCCTCGACGCCGACAGTCACC